ATTTGTAAAAACTATCCTATCCACATCAGATAAATCAATATTAATAGGATTTCCTGAATTAGGACTTTTACAACAATCACGACCACAAGCATAAAACGTTAATGTATACGTATAATTAACATATAAGTCAATATTTTGGCGTATATTATTTGTCTTCTGTAAACTAACACATTGATTACCTCTGGGATATGGAATTGGATAACCCCAAGATTTTGAATTATTTAATAAAGTTCCTGTAAATCCCCATCCTGGAACAGTTCTATTATCATTTACAGACTTATAACTATCTTTACTTAAAGTAGGTTGATCAAAACTACCATTATTTATAGATACGTTTATAGAAGAAGGTTTATTACCAATAAACGTCATATTGTCATTATTAGGACTACTAGCATAACAACCCATATAAGTAGGCGAAACATTTGAAGGTAGTAAATTATTAACAAAAACATTCGAACCTTCATTTCCAACACTCTGTCCATATTTTAAAGGCGTTCCTACAATTAAAGGTGGGTTAGTCGGTATTCTTGTTCCTTGTGTATTATAGTCATTTGACCAAGGTATATCTAAATTTATAAAATCTTTTGGTATATTTAATGAATTTAATATATCAGTGTTAGGAATTAATTTAGCTATTCCTTGTTTTGTTACGTAAAATTTTGAACCATTTGAAAATGCTATATTTTTGCCAAGATAAGGGTTATTAGGATTAATACGATTTAAATAATCACTAGTAGTGCCATTTATTTGTTCAAGTAGTTTTTCGTACTCGTTCAATGTATTTTGGTATTCATTTCTTAAATTATTAATGATTTCTTGGTCAGTTGAATTGTTAATATGATTTTCGTCAATTACTTTATTTGTTTGAGAAGTTAATCCATTTTCACTAATCTCCATATTATCAAATCCTTCTTTTTCACTAATTTGAATTACTCGCTTTTCTAAACTATTTTGTATTTTATTTTTATATTTTTTAAATTTCTCTCCTTGTTTTAGAGCAGGAGTTTGATTAATTTTAACTTCATCTATTTTATTATTCATTTTAGATTCAAACAATTTTGAAATATCTATCATACTATTAATATATTGATAGACAAAAATTATATCATTATTTAATTCTTTATAATAGCATTTAATATAATTACGAAAAATAAGAATATGTACATTGCTATAGATGTTTTCGAAAATTTATTACTTACACTTCCACCTACTTGTTCACCTGATAAATTAAATTTAAACAATAAAACAACCAAAAATATTACAAAAATTAAATACAATAAATAATTATAATAATTTGAAGTTACATTAACAGTAACGTCATTATAAGCTGAATTTAAAGTTTCATATTGTCTAATCATCTCTCCAATTTCAATCCTTTCTTTTTGTAATATTTCATAATTGTTATTAAGAAATCTGCTTTTTTCTTCTGAATGTTCTTTTATAGTTGAGTAATCATTCATTTTAGAATTAGTTAATTCTATAATTGTGCTATTAACAGTAATTAATTCTTCATTTAATTTCTGGAGTTTATAACTATAATATAATGCTTGTTTTACTATTGCTGTTGTATTTTTAGAATCTATTACACTACCCATACCACTCGATAATGTACAAGAATTATGTATATTATCAAATGTAGCACCTGAACATGATGTATTTGACTGACATGAAGATAAACAATTATCTAGTGAAGAATTTTGTATAACATTTAAATTAGATTCACCAATATAAGAAGTATCTGCTATATTTGTATATGTATTTTGATTTGTATCAGAATTCATAACATTAATAAATTCTTGATAGGTTTCTTTATATTGTTCCAATAAAATATTAAATTTATTACCCAATAAATCAATTTGTGAAGACATTATATATAATTATAGAAAAATAATTATATATATTTATAAAATACTTAATTCACCTATTTAATAGTATAACGCACAAACATTAACAAAAGAATAATGAAAAATATAATATAATATGTATTTACGCCTAATTCTCCACCATATTGTATGTTGCTTGATGGAGACGGATAAGATAGTTTATATAAAAAATATACTATAATAATTGCTAATATAAAATAAACTATATACAAATAATAATTTTGTGTAATTTTGACTTCATATTCTTGTTGTGTATTGTCTAAAGTCTTATAATCATCTAATAATTTTAATATATTTTCTCTCTCTTCTATTAGTTCTTTATAATTTTGAATTAGTTCTCTTGTGTTATTTTTCCTTTCAACATCATTTTCATTAAACATCGGTTGTAAACCATTTAATTTATTTGAAATTTTTTCGTTTACATTTATAAGCTCTTGATTTAAGGATTCCATATTCATGAGTAATTTTTTACCTTCAGGAATGATAGCATAAGAGTCGTTTGTTGATGAAATAGTAGATGAATCACCTGTTTTAAGCACACAAGTATTTGATTTAAATGTCGCACCGGAGCATTTTGAGTCATTAGCACATAGAGCTTGACAATTATTTACACTAGTATTATCAATTTGACGTAATGTTTCTGTGCCTAAATAAGCTTGACCTTTCATTAAAATTAATTTTTTTGTTTTTGTTTTGTTATTTTGATTTAAATAATTTATATAATCAGTAACCGATTGTTTATACTCTATTAAAAGATTGCTATATCGTTTTTGTAGATTTTCTAAATCCAAACTAAGTGAATCACTTTTATTCATATTATTTGTTTGATTTTTATTTGAATTCATCTATATATTAAGTGTAAGAAAACAATCATTTTATTCTTTTATTTAAAGAAAAAATTATTGATGAAACAGAGAGAACAATTAAAACACCGAAAACAATAATGCTATTATTTAAATTATCATTATTTTCATGTATTATTTTTGTAGTTAAATAGTTTTTTTCTTTTTGGTATTTTTCTGTATAATAGTTAATAGAGTTTTGAGTTGTTTTTTTTAAATAATCCATTAAATTTATTTTAATTGGTTTAATCATTTTTATTATAAAAAAATAAAAATTATTTTAATTTTAAACTACTGGTTTTTTATATACTATCGATATTGAATATATACATAAAAATGTACTTAATAAAATACTCCAATTATTTAAATAATATTTCTCGTAAATTTCTTTATAATTATTAATCATTTCATTCGTAGAATTACTTTTATGTTCAACCATACCAAGTTGACTTTTTAAATTTTTGTTAATTTTTTTTTCTTTTTTAATGGAAACGTTCAATTCAATTAATTGTTTGTTTAAATCATCTATATTTAATTGTATATCATTTGAGGTTGTAAATAATGTAGATGAAATTTTATTAATATTAGAAACTATATTTTCATATTGATACTGATATTCTTCATTTTCAGGGTGCATTTTGTGTATGACATATAGTTTTTTAAATTCATTTAAAATAGAAACAGATTTTTCATTAATAGAATTAATTTGTTGAATATATTGTTCTGTATTTAAATGATATTTTTCTTGTGATAATTCCATTTATATATAATATATATTAAATATATTAAATATTATATTTTGTTAAAAATTATCCTCAAATGATAATAATATTTTTTCAACATATTCACTCGTTTCACTAAAACCACCTATGAACTTATTATCATGAAATACAATCGGAAAAAACCTATATGAATGTCCTATTTTTTTTTCCATAAAAGACAAAAAAAATTCTTTATTTTCAAGTATATATTCATCACAATCAACTACATTAAATGATAAATTGCTAGTTTTTAACATATTTTTTACTTTTGTACAATTTGAACATCCACTTTTGCTATAAATAGTGAATCCGATTAATGAAGGTTCGGTTATATCCATTTAATATATATTTATTTTATATTTTTAATATATATTTTATAAATTTATATTTATTATACACAAATTCTATAATAATTTGTTTTTATTGAAGTTTTACTGGGTCTTATAATATGACAAACCTCGCCTGGTCTGATTCCTATAGCTCTCGCTACTGGATCAAATCTAGAAATATCAGGGAATTGATTTAAATCATTAATATTATATCTAATCATAACTTCTTTTATTTGTTCATCATTCATAACTCTATGTTCAGGTACTAAAACATGCTTTAGTATATTAAATTGTAAACGTTTAATACTCTCAATTATAATAAATATTCCGTCTGTTTCCCAAACATGTTTTAGTTCGTTAATTAAAGTCTCATTAGTGTCGTCTTTTATAATAATATATAATGTGTCATTTTTATTGAGAGTTTCAGTTAACACGTATAAATCTTCTATCATCTCATTAATGTTTGAAGGTCTTATTGTTTTTGCTAAATAATATCTTATGTATATTTTTTTATTTTTATTCATATCTGGTTTTGTTTCTAAAAGCATATCTAATTGATTATTTTGTTTCATCGCATTAACTTCATTCATGCTAAAATTTGAATATCCTGTTGTATCATAACCTTGGTTATCCATTAACTCAAGAACGACTTTTCTGGATTTATAAATTTCAGAAATAAGAACACTTGTATTAGTATTAACCATATTATATTATAATATAATCATTGTTAATTATTTTTATTTCAATTTTATTTAATATATTAAATAGTTATTTTTTTTGTGTCACTAGACGTTGGAGGTTCATCACTAGTTTCTTTTGTAATTTCGATATTTTTTATCTCTTCAGGTTGTTCTGGTTTATCAGGCAATTCTTCTTTTTCTTCTGAAACTTTTGGAATTTCTAAAATTGTTGCCACATTTTCGTTGGGAATATTTTGTGAAGTTAAATCAAAATTGTTTATAGGTGGCTGCATATTGGTAGCGGGTATAGGCGCAGGAATCGGTAAAGATGCAGGTATATATTCAGAATTAGGATCATATACAGGTGATGTAGGACTATCAAAATTAAAAACAGGTGACGTAGGACTATCAAAATTGAAAACGGGTGATGTAGGGACATATTCAGGTGGAGACATTAATTCATCTGACGATTGTGGTATTTCAACTGGTACATCACTAATTTCTACTGGTGATGGTAAAACTGGCTTTTCTTCAATTTGTCTTTCTAATACAGATTGTATATTGATTTCATTCACTATTTTTCTAGTATAATCTTTAATGATCGTTTCAATTTCTTCTTTAGTTTCACCTTCTTTATGTAATAATTTTGATATATTATTTGAATATGACATACTCATTAATTGATCTACATTTTCATCTGTAATAATCCTCATTTGTACATTCATTACTTGCAACTCTTGAATTAATAATTTAAACGAATATGGTATCCTTAAAAGACTAAAAGAACGACCAAATTTACTTATATTTTTTAGATTAATTGAACCATCTGGATTCGTATGAAATTTAATCGGACCATCAGAATATGGGCTTAAAAATAGATTTTTTTCTTCATTATAAATTGATATAAAACCAGTTTTATTACAAACTGCCATATAATATTCATCTCCTCTAACTAAAAACGATTCATTTAGAAAGTGAGCTAATCCGTGAGCACATACTCCATCACGTTCCATCTCTCCAATTCGAAGACCTCCGTCATTTGCTCTACCTTGAACTGGTTGTCTAGTTAAAACTTGATTCGGACCTCTAGCACGATAATTAATCTTATCTTTAACCATATGTTTTAAACGCATATAATAAGTAGGACCCATATATATATTAGCTTCTAATTGTTCACCAGTCATACCATTATATAAAACATGATTACCAGTATGATTAAACCCAGCTTTAGTAAGCATAGGTCCATATGTCGTATAATTAGCTCCTTTAACTTGAAATGCTGTACAATCGCCAAATGCTCCATAACTAACACATGCTATTCCAAGTAAACTTTCAACAATTTGACCGATAGTCATACGAGATGGTATAGCGTGTGGATTTATAATTAAATCAGGCTTAATCCCTTCTGCGGTAAAAGGCATATCAGCTTCAGGAATTATTAGACCTATTGTACCTTTTTGTCCAGCGCGCGAAGCCATTTTATCACCAATCGCGGGTATTCTCTCTTCTCTTAATCTAACCTTAGCAACATTAAACCCTTCTTCGCCTAATGTAATAAAAGATTTATCTACATAACCGAGTTGTCCTTTTTTAGGTTTAACAGAATCATCAATCCAAACTTCTTTATTAGTTAAATTAGAATTAATTTTTCCGATTAAAATCATTTTATCATTTAATTCTGTATTTTCTTTAATCAATCCATAATCATCTAAAAAACTATAATCATAACCCTTTTTCTTTCCAATTACATTATTTTTTTCAATATTGGCAAATTTTGAATTATTCATTCCAGTAATTTTAGAACTTTCTTCTCTCGCTTCATACATAGAATAATATGTCGTTCTAAATAATCCTCTTAAAATTGAGCCTTCATTTATTAAAATAGCATCTTCTACATTATAACCTGTGTAAGACATAATCGCTACAATAGCATTGACACCATAAGGTTGTTCTTCATTGTTAATATATTCAAGATATCTAGATTTAACAAGTGGAATTTGACCATAATTTAAAATAACACCCATTTTATCTATACGCATTTGATAATTAGAATGATAAACAGAAACTGCTTGTTTACTTTGACCACATGAAAACGAATTACGTGGTAAAGGGTTATGTTCTGGATAAATAATTAAATTACCCATTACACCTAATATTAATGATGGGTCGATTTCCAAATGAGTATAATATTTATTCTTTTTTAGGTCATCCATATTTATCGCTATTAGTGCTGCTTCTTCTTCTGCTGTATCAACATAATCTAATAATGCCTTATTTTTTTGTAATTTAACAAATATTTCTTCTCTGGTTGAACCTATATTTGGATACAATTTTTTTAAATCATAAATTTTATTGTTTTTTGTGTTAAAATTTTCGTCAGATTTTTCCATAAATCCAGATATTATTTGTTCCCATTTGATAGTTCCTTTTTTAAGTAAATCAATCAATTCTTTTCTCTCAAAACTCAACTTGTTATCGTCAAAATAATAAATAGGTCGTGTTAATCTTCCTGAGTCTGTATAAATATATACTTCATTATGCTCTATATCGAATGATATACTTGTATAAACAGGAATTACACCATTTCTTCTATATAACTTTAATAAATTTACTAATTCAAATGGAGTATCAATAACACCGATCCATGAACCATTAACAAATACTTTAGAACTATTTGAAATTTGTTCAGTAGAGCATTCTAAAACTAATTTAAGTGGTGTATTAGCACGTATCCATTTTATAATAGGATGTGCGGAAGAACCACTTGTCACATATGTACTAATGGATAAATGCTTATGTAGACCAATATTACCTCCGTCTGGTGTATCGATCGGATCTATAAAACCCCATTGTGATGAATTTAAAAGACGTGGACCTACAACTTTTGCACTAGAATCCATGGGTAAGTTTATTTTTCTTAAATGTGATATGAAAGTATACCAACTTAAACGATTTAAATCTTGAACAGCACCAAGACGCTTTGTGTGAGCTTCTGAACCCCAATTACCTTTAAATGCCTTTTTAAATCCTTGTTCAACTATTCTGTCTTTGAAAAAAGCTTTAACATTAGACTCGATTAACCCTATAAAATTATCTTTATATTTATTGTCTTGTGTGGTCTCTTTTAATTGTGTTTTTTTCTTTAGGGCTTGTTTTTCTTTTCTAGATAAGGTTTCATCTTCTTTATATGAACCTTTATGATAATAATATTCCTCATCTATTTTACGTGTAATGTCTTTTTTTTGAATTAAATAATATTCTCTAAACAAATCATAAATTAAAGTTCCAGATAATTCAACTCTTTTAAATCTAAAATTATCACGATCAGTTGGCTTCTCTTCTTTAGTAAATACTTTAAGAAGACGATATACCATATAACCTACAAAATAAGCTTTGTCTAAAAAGTTTAATTCACCGATATGTGGTAAAAAATAATCTGATAGAATTTCCATCACATTCGAAATAGTACCTCTTTTGGTTAATTCAGCGATAAATTCTAGAGCAGTTTGTTGAGTAAATATTTTATTAGCATCATGAACCGAAGGAATAAACAAATCTACCATACTTTCATTTTTATCAAGATCTAATAAACAAGTTTTTATAATATCTTTATCTGAAATCACTCCTAATGCTCTCATTAAAATAAATAACGGAACTGGTTTTTTTACATTGGGAACAGCAACAACAATTTGTTTATTACTATAAGTAGGTGATGGAGCCACTATTTTAATGGCGGTTGTTCTGATAGGTTTTGATGTATCTTCTGATACAGAACGAATTTCAGCAGAATGACTATAAATGTCATCGTCTTTATTTTCTCTAATATAAAGCATATTGTCGGCGAATTTTTCTTGCGGAATAACAACCTTTTCTTTACCATCAATAATAAAATAACCACCATAATCATTACGACATTCACCCATATTAAATCTTACTTCTTTAGAGAGACCATTTAAAATGCATAAATCAGACTGAAGCATAATAGGAAATCTACCCAAATATATTTTATTGAGTGTTAAAATATGTGTTTTTTTCTCGTTATCAGCAAAATAAATAAATTCAACATCAACATCATAATGGATCGTAATACCATACGACATATTTCTTAAACGTGCTTCATTTGGAAACATATAATGGGATCTATTGTCATCATAAATAACAGGCTTACCATAATATATTCTCGTACCGTCTTTACCACCTAAATATAGCAAACATTCATTTCTTTTACCTAATTCAGAAGACTCATCTTCCCTTTCAATAAATCTAATTGGATTATTCTCACGAAATATTCTTTTTATTCCATTTTTAAAAAATTCATTAAACGATTCTAAATGATGAGAGACTAAACAATTAGGGTTTTCTTTGAAAAATTTGTCGATTAAGTTCCAAGATATGTGATCTTTATCCATTTTATATTATAATGATCATATTTTTTTAAATATAATTAATAATAATAATATAAAGTTATTTATAGTTGTCATTATAAATGGCTTTATGTTTGATAACATATAAACCTGATGAAAAGAGAGAATATTTGAAATTTTTAAATACATTTGAACATTTTGATATTTATGTAATTATTGACGATAATTCAACAAATTACGAAGATATAAAAAAACAATTCACTAAAATAAATTTTATCCAAATTGGAGATGATGTATGTATGAATTCTGGTTTTATTAATTTAAGTTATATTACACTTAAAAAACATATTACTGGCTGGGATAAAGCCATTTATTATTTTACAAAAATAAAAAATGATTATTTGAACGTATGGTTTTTAGAAGACGACGTATATTTTTATTCTGAAAATACGTTATTAAAAATTGACGATAAATATGAAAATGAAGATATATTATGTAATTCTTCTTTTAAAGAAGCAAAATTAGATGAATGGTTGTGGAAATATATTTATATTGAGTTTGAGCCACCATATTTTTGCGGAATGATGTGTTGTATACGCTTATCTAAAAAATATATGGATTGTATTTCCAATTATAT